GGAGGATGATCGCTAGAAGGATCAGTACCACTACCATTGGAACTCCTCGCCAGTAAACTTAGTTCGGCTGATGCGCGGCGTCTTTTGAGCGTCGGGATTCGAGTTGAGATCGTCGCGGAGTTTTTCCGCTGCCCATCGAGCCAACCAGTACTCGCTGCGAGACTTACCCGCGTCAGTCTGCGCAGCGCTCGATTGCACGATCCACTCGCGACCAATCTCGCGCATTCCTCTGGCTCGCATGCTGATCATCTTGGGCTCGTAGCCCATAATCGCGCACACGCGACAGACTGCAATCCTGCGATTACGCTGCCACTTTCCACCGGGGGTGCCAGACTCCATCACGATCCATACAGTTTTCTCTGACATGTGACCTCTTTTTCTGCCCTTTGGGCTCACACATCATCGGCTATATGTGGAAGAAAAAGCGACAGTCGCTTGGAAATATCCAAAAATAGGTAAAATCGCCGTTCTGAGCGCGTCACGAGGGGTAGCGCGTGTTCATTTCGATGCGACGCTTGGCGCACTTGCCGCAATCGCCACGCACCACGCGATTAATCGCAGCCAGGCCGGTCACCGTCGCAAGCGTGTGGACGATGTCGCCGATGCCACGAGGCGCGCCTGCATAGTGCTCGCACTGGCTGCATACCCCTGCGCTCGGCCTGGCGCCGTAGATCGGGAGCGCAAGCGCGTGCGTGCAGTCGCCGTCGATCATGTGCGTGCAACTGCTCATAGGTATGTGGGTGCGACAGTCGACCATATACGATTAATGATGTAACAGTCGTAAATCAGCTCGACAGAGCAGCAAGCACCTTCAAGCGAGCCAACGCCAGTTGAGAGATACCCTTGATTGTCAGTGATGGGATTGATGCTGCACGTTTCGTGGGGATCTTGAGCGGATCCTTCATCCCTCATGATGATCCCAAACGGCCCATACTGCTCGTATGAAACCTCAAAACAGGCAGTTGAATTGGATTCGTTTGGATCATGACCGATATATATGCACGCATTGCCGCCGTAGCATCCGGCGTCGCGCTTTGTTCCAGTGTTAAGCGCGCCCATCGGCGACATCCATTTCATCGAGCATCCCACACATTGCAAACTGAACGGATCCGATCCGGTGCACGCCTGCTCGCAGTCGTTGACGTATTCCTCGTGCGATTCGGTAATCGTAAAATCGCATATCTGTAAAACGTGCATCCATCCATCTACAATTGGAGCGCCCGTGCAGATGTCTACTGATCCGCATGTAATCGAAAGACACGCAGGAACCGATTTAGAAAAGTAGTGCGTAACATCCGTGATACATGGCGTACCGTTGGAATCCTCAGTGGTCACGGTGATCGTGATTTGCCCAGTGATCTCGACATTTCCCGAGGCGTTGTAGCAGCAGTTACCCGGATAATTGGTGTATCTGGTTACTACCCACGTTCCTGATTGATTCCAAGTGAGGTCGTAGTCGTATTCGCTGAATCGCGCGCAGCTAGGGCAGTCATTTTGCGCAACGAGGTCATAAGCGAAAGTGCCTTGCATTCCACCAACGGTGTAGCTTGTGCCATAATCGCACGACTGCTCGCAGCCACAGTCAAGCCCCGCAACAGTGCAGCACCTACGGGGCAAGGTCGTCACTCCAGTCGTAATCGACCGCCGTGAGCCCCTTGAGCTCAGCCGAGTCGATCCATCCTAAGTCAACCATTTTTCCATCGACCATCGCTGCTATGTGGCTCTTCCCTCGCGCCTCCAGGATCAGCATCGGGCTGTCGGGTGCGAGAACGTATGACGGCGCGCACGCGATCAGCGAGGCGCTTGCCGCCGCCAGCAATGTGCACGATGCGAGTCGACGTAGCCCACTGAATGAGCGAGTCAAAAAGCGCTTTGAACAGGCCATAGATCACTCCTTTACCGTTGCATCCTTTGCCATGACGAGGCCGACGCCGGCGAGCACCGCAGCGATGACTGCGGTGTAATCAATCGGGGTACCGGCACTGATCGCGCTGAGCGCAGAGCCGACGGCGAGCAAGATCGCGGAAATGCCCGCTGCGGTTGTCTTCCAGTTTTTCATTTACGGTTTCCTTCGATTTGTTGCAGTCGTTGATTGATGTCGCGGATGTCGGTTTCTAAGTCGTTCATTTTGCTGTTGTTGCTTTGCAGCAGGATCCTGATCTCAGCGATAGCGATGTGTATCGCGTTGAGGTGCTGGCTTAGATTCCAACCGATCCAGACTAGAGTGCAGATGACACCCAGTGCGGTTGATGCAAGGGTTAGATCGATCATGTTAGTTTCGGTAAAAACAATTCACGGTGCCAGTTGCAGCCGATGACTTAAACCAGCACTCGCTCGGGTCAGTATTCATCACATATTGGCCAGCACCGAGGATGACCGCCACCGTGTTAAACTGGGTAGTGTTGAATTCGTGGTTTGCTGTGAGAATAAACGTGCATACCTTTTCGCCGGTGACGGTCGCGGTAAAACGTGTGAATCCTCCTGATGTTGTCGACATGGTATTAAGGGGAACTACTGGCATTTTTTGCTCCTAGTTTGTGGTTATACCCACTCAGGATCGGCGAAAACACTTTCGCCCGTCCAGAGTCGTGTAAGTTTAATCCATGATCCCGATTTCACTGCGCAAGTCCCTGTCGGTGCCGCAGAGAATGTCAGCGTCGGCGCAAAGTTCGTCGCATCAACAACAGTGATTCTTCCAGTGAAAGTGATCATCACAAGAACTGAGCCCGTGGTGCTGTTGATCGGGCCTCCAGTTGAAGAGTTGAAGCAGGTCATGTCTTGCGATCTGTTCACAGCGCCGTAAGCACTAGTTGCCGCTGAAATCGCGGTGAAATGACAAATCCCGCCGCCAAACTCGGTGAAACCGATCGCTGTGGTGTGGGTCGTGGTTCCAGACTCTATGACATACGAGCCTTCAAACAGCCATGTCGAATTAGCGTCTAACGGGAATGCATTGTTTGCTCCGTGAAATACATCTTGCACCGCCGTCGATGACGAGATCGAGTGATCGGTATGCCGAGTTCCGTAGTACGAGTCTTTGCGATTTATCCAGCTCGTGCCGTTGTATTGCACGTTTTGCCGCTCAAGCGCAGACGTAATCACGACATCGCTGAGGCCGTCAAGGCTCAGACTTACTATGCCGGCGGTCACACTAACAGTCTGCACCACTGGTGCGACGGTTACGCTCTGCACCACTGGTGACACCGTCACGCTCATCGAGTGACCTCAGGCGTAATGCGGTACATCCCCTGGAGGATGCGAGTAACCACACCGCCGATCGAGTACTCGAGATCGTAGACCCCCTCAGCGGGAGCCGTCAGCGCAGCCGTCGCCGTTGCGCTCATCGTCACCGTGATGATCGAGTTAGTGCCTGCGGTGATCACGAGCCCACCAGCAGGCGACGTCAGCGAGAACACCGTGGTCGTCGCAGCGTGCTGCGTGCGCCCCTGCATCGATGCAGCGTAGCCCGTGAGGTTGACGCCGGTGACCGTGATGGCGAACGTAAACGTAGCGCCTTGCTCGATTGTGATGTCGTATTCAGCAGCCATCAGCAGGATCCATCCAGTGCTTGAGTGTTAATGATCAGCCATGTAAGTTCGCCATCTGATTTGCGGTGAGGCACAATCATGACGAACGTGCCGGTAGGTATGCGAACAGGAATAAACCCCGCAGGCAGACTCGCACTGGTAACGCCGTAGGAATATGTGCTAGGCGTAGCGGTGTTGGTGAGCTCTGAAACGCTATAGGCGATGCCGGCAAGTCCGGGCGATTTGTTGCCTGCGTTCGTGTTGGTCATCCACGCCTCAGCCCACGAGTATTCCCATCGATAATTTGCGATGGCGCTTGCCGATGTAATGCTCGCGAGCATGAACTGCACCGGCGGAAATTGTGACGGCGTGCGCCGAACTCGATCGACATCGAGTGCTTGCCTTGCAATGTTTTTGGCGTCTTTCACAACCACCACCCTTTTTCGGTGCGGGTTTTCAACGCGGTGTCGCCACTGTAGATGTTGTTGAAATCTGTAGTCAAACGGTTTAACCGTTTCCACTTAACTTCAGACAGCGCCCCGCCGCTCGTGCGTTTCGCGCGGCCATCGGCGTCGGTCGTCGCCACTTGCTCGTGCTGGTACCAAGCGTCAAATGTGAAATCGAAGACGACCTCATAGAACTCATTGCCGGCGTCGCCGATGTTTACGCCTTCGCAGATTAGCGAATTAGCCGCGAATCCCGCAAAGGGAGCGCTGTTTTTGGTTCCAATATAAGTCGTGAGCGTCGTGGCTGCGGTGAGCATCGATACCACACTGGCATCCTGCGTGAAACGCATGCGGATGCGCACCTGTGCTACTTGGCATGGCGTGCCCTGATCATTTCCGGCGAGACTTGAACCACCTATATCAGCGGATGCGTCGGTGGCTGCGGGAGGCGACACAGACCACCCCGACCGATAGATCGTGGTCGACCGAGTAACCGCCGTGTACTCCGCAGACGATGGCAGGACGAGCGTGTTAGGTGCTTCGGGATCGACGGCGTACAAAGTCGACCACCGCAATTGCGCGCGTACTTTTCGATTGTCGATCGTCTCGAGCTTATGTCCGCGATAGCGCGCGAGCTTCGTCCACAGTTCTGTGGTCGGCGTGCCAGTGACGTAGAGATCGTCCGGAAATGGAAGCACGCCGGCGGTGAGCATGGCGCCTTCTTCTTTGTCAATTAGAAGCGCAGCGCCATCGGTGCGCCAGATGACCATTGACCAGTTGACGGATGACTCGCCGCCGAAGCGCGCAGCATCCATCGAGGCTGATTCGACCGCATATGTGTAGGCACCGAGTGTTGGCATCAGATTGAACTCTTGAGGAACCACTGAGCGATCGAACTATTTTTGACCATCCAATCGCCGATGGATGCGTCGCGCCTCTGCGCGCCGGTCATGTCGTTGAGCCCGAGCGAACTGTCGATCCGCGACTGCTCCATCATTTGCGCCTGGATGCGCTTTGCGACGGCGTCGTTGTCAGTGGTCACCAGTTCGGCCTCGAGATCACTCATCGCGAGCGACTTGCCGGCCGAGTAACTACCGATCTTGCTCGCGGCGATGTTCAAGCCCTCCATGAACTGCTCAGCCCATTTCACCACGCCGCCAGCGTTGCCGCCAGTGCTCGAGCCTGCAAGCAGCGCTTGGCCAAATGTGGCCTTCGGTTTTTGCGTTGTAGTCTCGAGCATCGCGAGCTTCTCGAGCAGCACCACGTTCGCGGTGAACGTTTGCTTTCCGCTTTCTTGCATCGCTTTGAGCGCAGCGTTCGCCCCCTTGGTTGCGGCCTCGACCACGCTGATGATTTGCGATGCCACCATGAACGGTGCAGCTGCGCCGGCGAGCATTGCGCCAGCTGATCCCATCGAGCCTGCGACGCCACCGAGCGCGCCGAATCCCCCCATGCCCATGACCGCAGCACCGCCGGCCTTGAGCGTCTGATTCATGCCACCGCCGCCAGAGCCTGCGGAGTTGACGGCCTTCGCGGTGTGGCGCGCCTTGCGCGCGAGTCGATCCATCGCGCTCTCCGCATCCTTGGTGCGAACCATCACAGGGATATTAAGTGGAGGTAGGTTTGCGCTCATCGTTTTGCCTCACTCATTGCATCCATGATCGCGGATTCGAGCGATGGCCTAAGCATCTTCTTGGCGGCGTTGCCTGGCCTCGATATGTAGCGCAGCGCGAAGATCGTGGTGCCGAGCGCGCGCCCTTTGAGCCCCTTGCGCCATCCGCGATTCTTCGCGATGAACGGTGCAAAAAACCCGTTGGGGTTTCCCTTGCGCGCGCTCCGCGGAGCAGCCTCGCGGAAAGTTGTGATCGTCTGCATCTTGCCGGTCTTGCGACTTTTTGCGCGTGTTTGACTCTCAACGCGCACGCCCTTTTTCCACGGACGAAAGCCGCCTTCGAATAGGTGCGAGCGGTTGCCTGGATCATCCATCTGTCGACGGTTTGCCAAGCCCGAGCCGAGACGGATTCCCACGCCGCACCAGATCGTTCCGTTGCGGTACGACTTCACTTTGACCATCACCGCACGTCGTGTGCGCCTTGCCTTCGGCCACGCTGCGGCCTTGACTCCGCGCGCGACGATCGAGCCCCATCGGCGCAGTCCCTTGCGCACGATCTGCTTCCGCACCTTCGGCACGAACTGCATGATCTTGCGGCGCAGATCCTCGATCTCCTTTGGATCGATTCGCATTTCCATCCTGAAGGCGCTTGATTTGCTCACGTATGCCACTCCAGTCAGGGATATCAAGTGCGGTGTTGATGAGCACGACGCTCATGCGGTCAAGATCGGTGCTGCTCATCCTGATGGCCTCGCGCAGCACCACGCGCGACGCCGTCGTCAGTCCCGCCCCTCGCTGTAAAGCGCCTCCGCTGCTGCTGAGATTTGCATCACGGTGTTACCGTCGGCGACAAGCGCCTGCTCGATTTCCGTGAACACTGGTGCACCATTCTCAACGAGGTGCATGAGCACCAGCCATGCGTTGATGCGCTCGGGCGTCGATGCGCTGAACTCGACGGCCTCGATCATGTCGAGCGCCGTCGGACGCCGAAGCGTGAACGCGGTGCCATCCTTAAGCGTGCAGTGCTTTTCTTTGAGCGTGAGCGCGTCGCGAATGCTCATGCGATTGTGACCGCTCCATCAAACTGGATTTCAAGTGTTGCGCGGACGATTTCATTCGGCGAGCCCGTGATACTGATCGACGTCGCGTAGCCGCTGCCGGTGTAGGTCGCTGAGGCGTGCAACGTGATGACAATTGCGACGGCTGCACTGCTTGCGTTCACCGCATTCTCAAATGCTGCGACTGACGTAACGGTCTGATCGTAGAAGATCTCAATCGATGCAGTCGTTGTCGCATTGCCTGAGATGAACTTCTGACGCTGGTCGGCGAACTCGGTAATCTCAATCAGCGAGCGCGTCGCGCTCAGCGAGATCGAGCCGAGGCCGGTGATGGCGTTGCCGCCGTATGAAATTGTCATCGCTGCCGTTGAAACCGCTGCCATGTGTTACTCCCTGTAGTAGATGTTGATGGTGGCAACCGCTTCGACGGGTTGAGCCTCGTCGCCGTCGCTCGCCGATGGTGGATCGATCGTGTGGTTCTGCCACAGCACAGCGTCGAAGTCGTAGCTGTCCCACGTTCCAGCCACAGACGCTGCGCGGATCTCATCGATGAGATCGAGCGCTTCGAGCGTGGTTTCCGCGATCGCGCGGATCTCGACTGATGCTGAGCGCGTCGCAGCTGCGCCGAGGCTGATGGTCTCGATGCTCTGGATCTCGAACGTGACCGCAGGGAGCGCAGAATCTTGGAGGCGGTAGCCGTGCGTGATGCGCGCGTCGGTGATCGATGTGATGCCTGCGGTGAGCATCGCGCGCGTGGCAGTCTCGATGCTCATGTCACACTCTCGCAGTCGATCACGGCGACTCGGTCAGCCTCATCGAGGTTGCGGATCGCGCGGATCTTGAGCGTGTGGCCGTTGACGCTGAGCCGATGCGTTTCATTCAGCGCAATGTTCTGCGCTGATCCCCATCGCGCGCGCACTTCGAAGTTCCGCACGACGGCGACGCCGTCAGCGTATGACTGCTCCTGCGCGGAGTCGCTGCGAAGGTCAACGCGCATCGTGCCGCCAGTCGTCCATGTGTCGGTGCGCATGCCGAGATCATCACGAGCCGTGCTCGGGATCGACTGCGTCGCGACAAATCGCAGACGACCGCCAGAGATCATCGGATGTTACTCCTGGTGCTGAGGTTGTCGAGAATAAAGCCCATCGACAGGGGAACAGTCGACAGTGATATCGGTGATGCAGCCTCGGGGTTGTTGTACCAATGCCCGACGAGCGCGATGATCGCGTGCACTAGATCGTTCGGTAGCGCGGTGTATCCGCACAGATAAAACACAGTCACCATTGTGCCTGGATAAATCACTGGAACCTCGAGGAATCGAAGCACTGGCATTGTGCCTTCAGTGAAATCGAGCCAGTAGTCGGTGATCGGCATTGTGATCGGAGCGTTGAGCTGGTCGCGATATTGAATGAGACTCACGCTTACGAATGGATGCGCAGGGATTAATGCATCTGCAAACTCCTTGAGGTAGAGCGGCACTGTCACCGGCGTCAGCGCGAGCTGCGTGCGTCGCTCGATCAACGACACAGCAGCCTCGCGCAAGCGCAAGATTTCTTTGTCGTCGTCGTCGAAGTCGATCTTCAACGCAGACTTGATGGTCGAGAGTGGTACAGACATTGAAAGGCGCGCAGTAAGGTCACCTACTGCGCGCCCAGGGAGATAAGAGGCGGGTTACGAGGTCATTGCAGAAAAGGCTTCGTTGAGCATGATGCGCGAGTCGGTGCGCGAGTAAACGTAGAGCAGTGTTTGACCTGCGAGAGCCGCCGAGTAAGGATCGAGCAGCGATGAGATTCCGGTTCGGTCGAAGATCTCGAAGTAATTGAAGTCGCCGACGACGGCGTACACCGCTCCTTCGACCGTCGCTGTTGGCATGTACTGCCCAACCGAGTACGGCGTGCCGTAGATCGATCCAGGCAAGCCGACAACGTTCTGACCGACGCCGCTGTTGTTCGGCGAAAAGATGTAGTCACCGTTGGTCGTTTTCAGCTTGCGAACCACTTTGAGGAATGTGTCAGACACAAGCCATCGGAACTTTGGACTGTTGCGGTACGCAACAGGACAACCGTGCCATGTGTCGATGACGTTGTCTGCGGTGACCGCGGTGAGCGCGACGGCTGTGCCGAGATTCGTGACGTTGGCTGTGAGCGCTCCAGTGAGCGCGATTCCCTGTGGATCACCAGAACCGTCGCCGATGGTGAACTGCTCCTCGTGCTTCAGTGACATCGACATCGCACACTTGCGCGCGACGTACTCCATGCCTGAACCAATGCCACCGGTGCCGATGGCATCCTCGATAAACTCCTGGCTCATCTTGACCGGCGTGACGTACTTCGTGAACGCGACGGAAATTGCCGTAGCCATCGTTGGGAATGACAGCGTAGCGTTCACTGCTGTGCCCGGATCACCAATGGATTCAGCCACCTTGGTGGTTGTTGGCAGCGCAGCCTCAACTGCAATCGTGCGCTTGCTGTCGATGGTGTTCACCACTGCGATCTGTCGCAGCACATTGGTCTGGTACATCTTCTCCACGATGCGACGCTCGAGATCAGTCGGAACTGCCGTACCGAGATCGGTGCCCATCGCGGTCTGCGCGCGAAGTGATTGGACGTCGCCACGCGCGAGCGCGTGGATGTAGCGCTCAGCGTACTCCTCGCTATCGTTGGTTCCGAACTTCTTTGAGGCTTGGCGCTCGAACTGTGGCTTCGACTCGAGTTTTGCGAGACGAGCACTGAGCGCAGCGTTCTGCGCGAGCAGTTCGGTCGCGCTCATGTCCGCATCCATGCGGGCGAACTTTTCCTTTTCCTCGCCACTGCCGCGCGTGTCAACGGTTTGAGGCGCGAGGCCAGTGCGAGCTTGATATGCGGTGAGCGCAGCGCGGTAGTTGTGATTGATTGATGACAGTTCGTCGATGTGGTCAGACATTGCGGATCCTTTGAAGGTGAAGTTCGAGCCGCGCAGCGACGGCATCAGTAATGCCTGCGTCAACATGACGAAGGCTCGAGGTTGTTTGCGGGTATGCAGCGTCGACAACGACGCTGATCTCGACGAGGCGCGCGGAGTTCACCGTGCGCTCAGTCTTTGCTTTGTTCCATGTGTCGGCGACGACATAAAACCCAAACGACATTTCGCCGCTCAGATCTCCGCGCTCGAGCAGCGCGCGCACGTCGTTTCCGAGCGTGGTGTCTGGTAGCGACGCTTCGTACTGCAAGCCACTTGGCGAGTCGGCAAGCTCGAGCGTGCCGCTCTTCGTGCGCGCGAGCGGCATCGATGCGTTGTGGTTGTAGTAAAGCTTGATGTCGGTGTCGAGCGACGCGCCGAATGCACCAGGCGCGATGCGCTCAGTGAATGTGCGCCCCTGCTCAGTGATCGGTCGCGATGGCTGACCGTACACCGCAGCGACTCCGCGCAATGTTCGGCCTTCGACTTTTGAGACGCCATTGAAATCACGGCGGGAAATCATTGGAACTCCCAGATGAGGTGTCGTTGCCTAGGTTTGATTTGCCGCCGCCGGTGCCCATGTTGAGCGCCACGATGATTTCATCGAGGCCTTCCAACGGTTCGAGATCGAGTCGATCGCGCGCCTCGTTGCGCGTGATGATTCCCGCTTCGACGCCAGTGCGAAGCGCGGCCATGTGCTCAGCGACGCCTGGACGGATCAGCGCATCGACATCCCAATACATCGTGTCGAATGGCGTCGCGAGTTTCAGCAGCACTTCACTACGCCACGCCTCGAGCCACATCGACAGGCACGAGTCGACGTACATTCGGCTGAGCCACTCCATCGAGCCATACGCTGAGCCTGTGCTTTCAGCGAGGTAAGACAGTGGCACACCGTAGATGCGCGAGACATCGCTCACGCTGAATGATCGAGCAGCTGCAAGGCCTGTGTCATCGAGCGTGCTCGAGATGCGCTCGATGCGCATGCCCTCAGCGAGCACGAGCGGGACGCCGGTATTGTTTGTGCCGCTGTGCTTCGCAGCGTAGTCAGCCATGATGCGCTGTCGCGCTTCGAGGCTGAGCGCGTTCGGATGCACAAGCGCGATTTTCGGGTTGCCGGCGTTCGCGTAGGCGTTCAACGCCATCGACTCTTGCGCAGCCATCAGGCTCATCGCGGTCGAGCAGAGACGGATCGGCGAGTCGCCCCACAGGCCACTGGTGCCTGGAGCACGGATGTGCAGCATCGACTCGATCGGAACTTCGCCGTAGCTCGAGGTCTTGTAGTACGGGATCCCGCGCACATCAAGCGTGACCTCATCATTCTCAAGCGGGATCAATTCGAGAAGTTCGCCACCGAGTGAACGATTGATGACCGCGAATGCGTTGCCGTAGATGAGCGCCTTGAGCGTCATCGATCGGCGAAACTCGTACGCGCTCATCGAGTGAGACGGCGCGCGCCAGAGCGAGTCGGCGCCCGAGGCGCTGATGTTCGTGTCGAGGCGCGCGATGTCCGATGCGATCAGAGTGACGGCGCGATACACCGGAGTGAACCGCAGCGACTGCATCGGGCTGAGAATGGGTATAGAGCCACCGCCGTAAGACGGTAGGTAAGTCGCGCTATAAGGTGCGACGAAGAGCCTGCTAAGCAGTTTCCTAAGCACGCGCGAATGTTAGTTGTTGTCAAGTATCTAAGTCTGCGCGTAACTTAACTTTGCTCATAACAAGACGCGCGCTTACCACCCCACAGATTGACGGCCATCACGGCTGCGACCAGTGGATCGATCACCTTAGTTGCAACAGATTTATCCATCACGATGTTGCCGTTGCGATCACGGCGAACAATTGCGTTACGGCACGCCTGCTTAAAGATTGGATCGTTGCCGATTGCAATCTTCTTTCCGAGCCATAGATTCTGCCACAGCATGCAGCCTGGAGAGAGTGCAACGCCCTGCCGCATGGCGGTCATCGGTACGCCGTCGCCTTCCAGCTGCTCAACGAGGTACTTGGATCCCCACGGATCGAACGCTACGCCGCGCACTCTAAAGCGTTTAGTGATCTCAAGGATGCGATCGCGCACCTGTTCGTAGTCAATCTCGGAGCCCGGGGTAAGTGTTATTTTTCCCTCGTGCGCCCACTGCTGCACTGGCATGCGGTAGTCGAGCTCGCGCTGTGCGACTCCGGCGCGCGGCCACCAGTAGTGGCCTTCGATTGCAACGCGCCCATCTTCAAGCGGGATCGCAACAGACACCGCCGTAAGGTCGAACGACTTGCTGAGATCGAGCCCAATCCATGCATCCAAACCCTCAAGAGCGTGCGTGTCAATAGGGGTTTCGGGGTAACTAAGCATATCAAGCCAGGAGTCGCCTTCGGCTGATGTGCGCGCAGCGTGGTATCTGGAGAACTCTCCGCGCCCCATTGGGCTCGTCTTCATCGTGTTCCACGAGCGCTTTAGGGATTTGTGCGCGGGTTGACCGTGAGGTATTCCGGGATTGGCCTTGATCCACAAGTCTGAATCGTCAAGCTGGTCGGCTGCATCAATGCCGTACATGATCGGAGCGAAGTCGTCATCATCTTCCTCGCCCCGCAAAACGCGCTCGCCCTTGCGGAGATACTCGCCGTAGATGCTGTCGTCGTTAGCTCCAGGCGTTGAGATCAGGATGCCGAGCGACTCGGCGCGCTTGGCGCCGGTCGTGGTGAGCTTCGTCAGCCACCGTCCAGAGTACTCGGCAGCCTCGTCACCGATCCATAGCGAGGGGTTAAGGCCGTCCAAACTGGAGGCCTTTGCGGGTCTGGCCTGCATCTCGCTATCGGTTTCGGCGATTCCAATAATGTTGTAGGCCATCTTCACGCCCTCGCGATCAAGCGCGCGGATCATCGAGCGCGCGGTATCCATGCAGAGCTCGGCCTGTCGTTCACTGTTGGCGAGCAGATCGACGCGCTTGCCGCGCCCACTGAACAGATCGTAGAGAGCGAGGCCGGCCATCAGCGTCGTCTTTCCGTTGCCGCGAGCCACCTGAAGCAGGCCCATCTTTGTCCTGCGCAGCCCATCGTCTGCAAATCTCCAACCCCAGAACTGGCTGATTGCCCACAGTTGCCAGGGGTTTAGGGTAAATGGCTTGCCCGAATCGGCGCCCACGAGGTCGAGCCCCTGATAGTGGGTGGCGAGTTTCTCCACCTCAGGCCAATCCATCACGACGTCGGTGCGTGTCAGATCTTTGCTGTACCGCTGCGCAGCGGCATAGATCCATTTGCCCGAAACTATGGCACCACTCAGAACGGACTCGTTATATCCGGTGCAAATCTGCTCAGCGCTGTCCATATCTATCCTTTTTTTGACAAGT